TATTTATGAAAAAAATGAGAAAAATTGGGTTGGTAAGTAAGTCATCATTGACACATTAAACTGACATTTTATGGAGGTGTTATATATGGATTATAATTTTTTGGGATGACCGTACCCATGAAGTAGAGATTAACCCATGCGAAGGATGTTATGATTATCGGAATAGAAAATGTATTTCTAATGGTGGATGCGGTGACGAAGGGAGGTACCTGATTGAGAAAGAAAGCAGACAGTAAGCAGGCCAAGGCCAACAAGGTCCTGCGGGCATCAGCTGTAGCGGCTTTGGCGGAATCAGCCATCCGGGAGCCGCCGCCGGATACATGGTCCGTCAGGATGCCGGCTTATGCATACACCAGCCTGTGCCCGGTTCCGGGACTGCGCAGGCTGCCGAAGGGAGTGATGATACATGGCATCAAGACCTGTGTACTATGACCTGTATGATTGTGGCAAATATGACGGCCGGTACAGAGCAGCGGAGCTGATGGTAATGCTGGGGATACATAGGAGACTGAAACCGGTAGGTCTGCTCCCCAGTGTAAGTCCTATTAGAATATGGGGAAAGGAGACATTATGAAAAATAAAGCAGGGAGCCGTATTAATGGGGGGAATACGGCGTATAAACGAGTGGAAAGTGACTATTATCCAACACCACCAGAGGCAACGCAGGCGTTATTAAATTTTTTGCAGCTTCCCACTGATACAGTAATATGGGAACCGGCTTGTGGGAGAGGGCATATGGTTAATGTGATGTGCGATAATGGATATAAGGTAATAAGCACAGATATCATCACGGGAATAGACTATTTGGCAACGGAAAGCAAAGAGTGTGACTGGATTATCACGAATCCGCCATTTAGTCGAGCGCATGAGTTTATTGAGCAAAGCATAAGAAATGAAAAACCATTCGCGTTTCTGCTTAAATCACAATATTGGCACGCTCAGAAACGCCATGAGCTATTTTTGAGACATGGACCACAATATATATTGCCACTAACGTGGAGACCGGATTTTTTGTTTGGAGAACGTGGAGCAGGGTCGCCGCTGATGGATGTAATGTGGGTAGTGTGGGGAAAAGAGAGTGCAAAAAACACCGTGTACGTGCCTTTGAAAAAACCAGTTGCCCCATTAGATTAGCATTTAGGCGGGTAGTAGTCCAAGTTGGCAGGACAACAGCGCCGGATATTAGATGCCGGTGTTGTACGGCGCTGGTTCGATTCCAGCCTACCCGCGCCAATGGAATGGAGTTAGTGTTAATCACTAAAACTGAATAATATATATTTATGGGTTGAGATTGACAGGAAGGAGGATTATGAGGACTAGGGACAAGAAATATAGTGATTATGGAATGACAGATGATGAAGCCAGACGTATAAAGAAATATTGTCAGAATGCCAGCGCGGAAGATAAGCTAACATTGCTCCAGTGTGCCATATCCTCCGCTCCTGGCTTGGAAGTTGAGATATATGAGAGCCTTGTAGGTAATATCGGATATGACAAGCTGAGTAAGAGGAAGAACATACCAATTAAGCGGGATGATTTCTATGGGTATCAAAGAAAGACGCTCGATGAATACAGGCGGTTAATGACATTGTTTGGGAGGTGGAAAGGATGACAATTAGTCACATAAAGGCAAGCGAGTTATTAAGAATTGGTGATAGCATCCGTATCCTAAGAAAAAATAAGGGTTGGACGCAAAAAAAGCTTGCTAGCGAAAGTGGCATTCACGAAGTACAGATTCGCAGATATGAAAATAACCATTCACTTCCTAGAGATGAACAATTGCAAAAACTTGTAACTGCTTTAGGAGTAGAAAACGATTTTTTCACACGAATGGAGAATATGCAATATGGTAGGAATAAATAATTACATAAGAATAGGTAAGAGAATGAAACAAGTAAGAATAAAAACGGGTATTTCGCAAAAAGAAATGGCTATAAGACTTGGAATATCTTGCTCTTCTTACTCAAACTATGAAAATGAATACAGGGAACCAAGCATTAACTTGATATATTCATTTTGTAAAGAAGTTAATATGACGATAGATGAATTGATACGGATGGAGTTTATGACAGTTGATAAAAACTTCAAAATGAATATTAATACCGGAAAACAAATAAAAGAAGCAAGAGTAAAAGCAAAATTAACACAAGAAAAGTTGGCGCAAAAAGCAGGAATTTCTGTTTTTACCTTACAGAAATATGAATCAGGCGACAGAAATCCAAAGATAGAATCATTACAAAAAATAGCAAATGCTTTGGGCATACCAATTACTAGAATTAAAAGTATGTAAAAATGGAGGGACGGTTTGATTGTCCTACTTATGGTAAAATTAATATAGGACTATTATACCACATGGGGTAAAAACATGATTATTAATCTATTAAAGCGATGCTGTGAAAACTGCGTTCATATTAATGCAAAAGCCGAAAATGAAACTGAATTATATAGAAACATGATGGATTCTAATATTACGAGAAAAACAACAGCAACCATATGGTGTTCACATATGGAAGTATGTAAAGAATACCGTGAGGCAAAAAGAAAAGATGAATCTTAATTCGATTATGAAAAAGCTTCAGCGTGCCATATTGCAGACCAGACTTGTAATCAAGATATCCACCAATCAATTCTACAGCGAGGAACAGGGGCGCATGATAACCATATGGATATTAAGCACTCCTGTGCTGCAACAGGATAAACATGGCGAATGGAAAACAAGGGATTATGAAATATTGCGGAGTGCATCTGGGATTGAGATTGTAAAGTGCTTGCAGGAGATATGGAAGGCGGTGAAGGGATGGAAAAGATAAAATTGTTACCTTGTCCGTTTTGTGGCGGGTGTCCAGAAAAAACAAGAAATGGCGGATTGAAAGGCATACACTGTAGCAATCCGGGATGTATAGCATTTGATATACAAGCGTTTTATTGCCGTTGGAAAAAGGCTATACATGCATGGAACAGAAGGTATGATAAGGATGGTGGATAAGTGGAGCTTACACCAAAGCAGAAAGCGTTTGCAGATTATTACATAGAATGTGGAAATGCGGCAGAAGCTGCGAGAAAGGCTGGTTACAGCTTACGGACAGCAGACGCAATAGGACGTGAAAACTTACGGAAGCCTACGGTTTCTGCATATATCTCTGAGCGACAGAAACAGATTGATGATTGCCGCATAGCTGATGCTGCTGAAATATTGCAATACCTTACGTCTGTAATGCGAGGAGAAGTAAAAGACCAATTCGGCCTTGATGCTCCTTTGGCAGAGAGGACCAAAGCGGCGGTGGAACTGGCAAAGCGTAAAATAGATACAGACAAGAAGCAGGAGGGCGGCGGGATTACCATTGTCAACAACATACCAAGACCAGACAACAATAAATCTGACTGATGTAATCGCCCCATCCTTCTATACCGTTCACTGGGATATCCTGGACAGTAATCATACATATTATGACCTGTACGGCGGGCGAGGGTCAACGAAGTCCTCTTTTATATCGATAGAAATTGTCTTGGGTATGATGCAGGACGCAAAAGACGGAGTTTTCAGCAATGCGGTAGTGTTCCGTAAGGTCGGAAACACCCTAAGGGAATCCGTCTTTGAGCAGATTGCATGGGCGATTGACGCGCTTGGGTCAAATGACCTGTGGGCGTCAAGCGTAAGTCCCATGCAGTATGTATATAAGCCTACCGGACAGAAAATCATCTTCCGAGGGCTGGATAAGGCAAAGAAAACAAAGTCCATCAAGACGAGCCGGGGCTATTTTAAGTACCTATGGTTTGAGGAATTGGATGAGTTCGCTGGGATTGAAGAAATCCGAACAGTGCAACAATCTGTTCTCCGTGGCGGCAGCAAGTTTGCGGTTTTCAAATCGTTCAACCCGCCCATCAGTCGCAGCAACTGGGCGAATGTGTACGTTAATGAGCCGAGAGAGGACAGCTACCGGCACAATAGCGATTATACAAGCGTGCCGGGGGAATGGCTGGGGCAACAGTTTATTGATGATGCGGAACATCTGAAAGCTACCAATCCGAGAGCCTATGAGCACGAGTATCTCGGCCGGCCGGTTGGACTTGGAACAAACATATTTGACATGCTGGATGTGCGTGAGATTACAGATGAGGAAATCAGCCGCATGGAGCGCATTTATCAAGGACAAGATTGGGGCTGGTATCCCGACCCGAAAGCCTTTATCCGGGCGGCGTATATCCATAATACCGAAACAATCTATCTGCTGGACGAGCTGGGCGGATGTAAAATCCGCAATAGCAAAATGGCAGAGGATATAAAGGAAAAGGGCTATGATGATTATGAAATCCGCTGTGGCGCTGATGAACAGGAAAGCATTGTAGACTTCCGGGACGCTGGACTTCCGGCAAGACAAGCCAACGTTGGGCCGGGCAGCGTGAAATATACCTTTGAATGGCTACAGTGCCGGACAATCGTTATAGACCCGGCCAGAACGCCGAGAGCGTACAAGGAAATCATAGAATATGAACATGAAGTAGACAGCAACGGGGAAGTGATTGCGGATTATCCAGACCACAATAACCATTGGATAGATGCTTTGCGATATGCGACAAGCCCGCTGTCGATGAGAAGGGGAAACAGCGCATGATAAAGTATAGATGTTCTGTATGTGGAAAAGAACTGACCTATAAAGCGGATAAATGTGGAGATTGTGCAAAAAAAGAATTAAAGAAGATTTTTGCAGAAAATCCAGAACTTGAAACAGGCTTATAAAGAGGCGTTAGAAGAAACATTCATCCCAGAAAACCGAAAGAAGATGGCGGACGATATATGTAAAATCGCAAATGGGCTGGCTATGTTGATGGGGCGCAAAGGTAAGGTTGATTAAATGGGACTAATAACATGGGCTAAAAAGGTGATAGGAATGATATTCAAGCGACAGGCAGAAGAAGATTTTAATGTTGAATCAGTGGTATCCCCGGAGATGGAAAGCAAGATTGCAGAGTGCGCCAATATCTACCGGGGTACTCCCTATTGGGTGAATGCTGACGATAACGTTAAGACAATCAATTTTGCAAAGGCTGTATGCTCCGAAACGGCCAGACTTGCAACGCTGGCGATTAAGGTACAGATTGGCGGCAGTGCAAGGGCGACGTGGTTACAGGAACAGATTGACAAGGTATATTTCAAGCTGCGGCACTGGGTAGAGTACGGTTGCGCATATGGTACGGTTATCATCAAGCCTAATGACGGCGGCTTTGATATGTTCACGCCGTTTGATTTCTTCGTGACGGAGTGCGACAGCAACGGGAATATTACGGGGATTGTCTTTAAAGACAGCTATGCCGACAATGACAAATATTATACCCGCCTGGAATATCACAGGTTCGTGGAAACGCAAACCGAGAGCGGCCCTATCTATCCGTACTACATCAGTAACCGGGCTTATGTGTCCCGTCATTCCGATTCCCTGGGCGACCCGGTAGCCCTTACTGCTACCAAATGGGCTGACCTCATGGCAGACACGCCGCCGATTATCAAGGGCGGGGACGAGCGCCTTGACGGGCCTATGTTTGGGGTATTCCGCACACCGCAGGCGAACAACGTTGACATATCATCTCCGCTGGGGCTGCCGGTATTTGCGGAGGCTATAGAGGAAATGAAAGACCTTGATATTGCGTACAGCCGAAACGCCGGAGAAATATTCGACAGCGAAAAGATTATCCTTGCAGATGATAGGCTGATGTTTGACAGCGGGCAGAACCTGAACAAGCGTGGCCCAGCAGATGTGAAACTTCCGCATTATGTTAAAAATGTGTTTGGAAGTAGCCCGAATGACTTTTACCAGGAAATTAACCCGCAGCTTAACACAGATACCCGATTATCCGGGATTAATGCTCTGCTGTCCCAGATTGGATATAAATGCGGTTTCAGCAACGGATATTTCGTTTTCAACGAATCTAACGGAATACAGACAGCAACGGGTGTAGAGGCGGAGCAACAGCGCACAATCCAGTTTATCAAAGATGTGCGGGATAAGCTGGAAAGCTGTCTGGACGGTGCTATCTATGCCATGTCGGTATATGCAGACCTCTACGGACTAGCTCCGGCTGGAAACTATGAGATTGTCTATAACTTTGGGGACATTACATATTCGCATGAGGCCGATAAGCAACAATGGTATGCTTACGCTGTGCAGAACCGCATACCGTTCTGGTATTATCTGATGAAATTCGAGGGAATGACTGAAGAAGAGGCAAGGGCACTTGTAGACGAGGCACAGCCGAAAGAAGAACCGGGATTTTTCCAGGAGGAATAAAATATGCTTGACCCTCATTACCTCCAACAAATAGCAGACGGTACGGAACAGATAGCTTCTGAATTACACGAGTACGTCATTCGGCAGATAGTAGACCGTATGATAATACGCATAGGACGGGGTGATGATTACATGCTGACATCATCCGACCGCTGGCGCATACAGGTATTGCAAGACGCAGGGTATCTGCTGGAGGATATAACAGCAGAGTTATCCAAGTATACCAAGCGGCAGGAAAAAGAGATTAAAGCGGCTATGGAGGAGGCCGGGATAAAAGCACTTGAATATGACGATAAGATATACCAGGCTGCCGGCCTGTCTCCCATGCCGCTGACGCAATCCCCGGCACTTATCCGGCTGATGGAGCGGAATTATCGGGCAACGCTGGGGGAATGGAAAAACTACACTAGGACAACCGCGCAATCTGCTCAAAGATTATTTATTAACGAGTGCGATATGGCCTATAACAAAGTTATGAGTGGAGCAACATCTTACACACAAGCAGTTAAAGAGGCCGTAGAAAATGTGGCCAGTGGGGGTATTACACTTGTTCAATATAGAAGTAAAAATACTGGAGATATAAGAAATGACACGATAGAGACAGCTACAGCACGAGCGGTACGGACTGGTATAGCACAGGCTACGGCGGAAATTACGCTGGCAAGAATGGTAGAAATGAAGTGGGAAGTTGTGCTGGTGTCGGCGCATGTGGGCGCAAGAAATGTTGGGGGGATACCAGAGAATCATGAACTTTGGCAAGGAAAATTCTACAGTCTCCCGCAATATGGACATAGATTCCCGGATTTCTATTACTCTACAGGATATGGAGATATTACTGGATTGTGCGGAGTAAATTGTAGGCATAGTTTTGGACCAGGTGATGGAGAAAATAATCCGTATGACCCAATAGACACAGAGGAAAATCGAAATCAGTACGAAAAAGAGCAACGCCAGCGAACGCTTGAACGCCGCATCCGCAAGACCAAGCGCGAGGTTATGGGCCTGCAAGAGGCCGTAGAGAAATGCCAGGACAAGGCGGCAAAGTTTGAGCTACAGCAGGCGCTTGACCGGAAATCCTACTTGCTATCCAAGCAGTATAAGGCATATAACGAGTTTTGTAAGGAGAATAACCTTAGAACTCAGTCAGAGAGATTACAGATTGCCCGCTGGAGCCGTGAACAGGCTGCAAAGGCCAGAGGGGCGGCGAGACGGTATCAAAATGCGAAAGGGGAATTAATTTGAATAGATGGAAACCATATAACCCTAACCCAGTCCGTAATCAGCGTGTAGGCGACTGTGCCATACGTGCAATCTGCAAAGCAACCGGACAGGATTGGGAAACCGTCTTTGCTGGTGTTATGGTGGTGGCGTGCGAGAAATCAGATATGCCGTCAGCTAACAGCGTGTGGGGGACATATCTCAGGCGCAACGGGTTTCGGAGAAACATTATACCAGACGAATATCCAGAAGATTATACCGTGGAAGAATTTTCGGCAGACCACCAAAACGGAGTATTTGTTCTTGGGCTTGATGGTCATGTGGTAACGGTTGTGGATGGATTTTACTGGGACACATGGGACAGCGGTCAAGAAATACCAATATACTACTGGGAAAGGCGATAATTTATGGAAACATTAAACTCTATTATGGTTGTATGCGGTTGGCTTATTACTCTTGGAGGCGCAGGAGCCGTAATATACAAATTGTTGCATCCGGCATTTAAGCTAAAAAATCGAGTGGATAAATTAGAAATAAATGTGGAAAATGATTATAAATCTATCAAAGAAATAAGAGATATGCAATCTCTTTTATGCCAAGGAATGATAGCATTAATTGATAATCGTATAACCGGTAACAACATAGAGGGTTTAAAAAAAACCAAAGAAGCTATGATAAAGCATTTGTCAGAAGGTATTTAAGGAGCGTTGCGTTGAAGGTATATGACTTTACAGTGCCAGAACTAAACTATTTTCGTACATATTGTAACTTTACGGATGAAGAACGGGCACTGTTTGAGTACCGGGCCAAGAACTATCCTTTGGAGTATTGCGCTGAATTAATGAATGTAAGTGTATCCACAGCAAAGAGATTGAGCAGAAAAGTAAACAACAAAATAATCCGATTATGTTGATACTTGCGTGATACTTTTATAAGTCTTTGACGACCTGTCAAGGGCTTATTTTTTATGGGATAATTGGATTATAAAAGAACGGAGGGGATATAATGCCGCAACCATTTATCAATCCAAACTATCTGAATACATATCCAAACGCATATCCGTATCAACCGCAGATGCAACCACCTATGGACCGATTGCAGCAGCTACAGGCACCATACCAAATGCCGCAACAGACGCAGGTTTCACAGGTCCCGCAGACCAACCAGGGAATATTATGGGTGCAGGGTGAAGCCGGGGCAAAGTCGTATTTAGTAGCGCCAAGCACATCCATATTACTGATGGATAGCGAAAATGAGTACTTTTATATTAAAACAACAGATGCAGCAGGTATGCCAACACTCCGCACTTTTGAATATAAAGAGATTGTTAATGGACGGAAAAAGGAATCTGCATCGGCTGAAAATCTGGATGAAAAGTATGTTACCAGAAATGAGTATCAGGATTTAAAGGCAAAATATGATGAATTATATGGACTTTTAGAAACCAGTACAGCACCAACAGGAAAGGGGAAGTAATATATGAATCCATTATTTAACATGTTAGGTGGAATGGGTGGAGGTAGCCCAATGGGAGGAATGATTCCTGGGATGGGCGGAGGAAACAACCCCATGCAGATGATACAGAAATTTATGGAGTTTAAAAACAATTTCAAGGGAAACCCTCAAGAAGAAGTACAGAAGATGCTACAGTCCGGCCAGATAACTCAGCGGCAATTAGACCAGGCCCAGCAAATGGCCCGGCAGTTTCAGCAGATGCTTAATGGCATTAAAAAATAGTACATAAATCAATGCGCATGATTTTGTAAATATATTTTAAAGGAGTAGACAATTATGGATTCAGGCTATAGTTTAGCAGACATTGCCGCCGCTACAGGAGGAACAAACCGCAACAATGATGGCTTTGGAGATGGCGGCGCATGGTGGATTATTATACTGTTCTTATTTGTTTTCTGTGGATGGGGCAATGGAAACGGCTTTGGAAACAATGGAGCAGGAGGTGCAGGATTGCAGGGATTAGCAACACGTGCAGACATCAATGAGGGATTTGCCCTCAACGGAATCGAAAATGGTATAAGGGGTATTCAGCAGGGCATTTGTGATAGCACGTATGCGCTGAACAACACCATTACCAGCGGTTTCAGCGGAGTGGACCGTAGCTTATGCCAGATGGGCTATCAGCTCCATGATTGCTGCTGCCAGACACAGCGCGCAATTGATGGTGTAAATTATAACCTGGCTACACAGTCATGCGATACCAGAAACACCATTCAGACCGCCACTAGGGATATTCTGGACAACAACAACAGCAATACAAGAGCTATTCTTGACTTCTTAACTCAGGATAAGATTTCTACCTTACAGGCGGAGAATCAAACCCTTAGATTCCAGGCAAGCCAGACTGCCCAGAACGGATTTATTGATGCAGTTGGTAACTCAATCGTTGCACAGCTTCGTCAGCCGCAGCCTGTACCGGCTTATACGGTTCCAGCGCCATATCCATATGCCTCTAACTGTGGTTGTGGATGCAATAATGGATGCGGGTGCTAATGAGAAACGAACAGTTTTACGATAATCTTGCTCTGTATGCAACTGCATTGCAAATGATAAATTTGCTTTTGATTGTTGGTGATGTGTCAAATAATGATATTATGGAAGCATTGCAACAGGAGAATAAGGAATACATGGAAAAGATTATCGACCAAAACAACCGCATATTGCGTATCTTGTCCGAAAAGGACATGTCTACTGAATAGTAGTATTACACACATGGAGGGGTAGGCACAGGCTTGCCCTTCTGTGCATATAAGGAGGATTTTATTATGGCAGATTTTGTAACTGCTGGAACACAGACTGTTGAAGTCAATGCAAGCGTTCTGTTTGCAGCAAACCGGATATATTCTTGCAATTGTCCAAACATAAGACATGAGCCACTTTCTGGGAGAGTAGTTTTACTTCCTGGCCTGTACCGTGTAGGCTTTAACGGAAACTTTTCCACAGCCGCAGCAGGTGACGTTATTTTTGAAGTGCAGCAGGACGGCGAAGGCATCCCCGGTGCAAGAATCCAGAACACAGTTGCCGCCGGCGCAACAATCAATGGAGCAGCAACTGTAGAAGTACGAGTGTGCAAGCCATGTTGTGCTACCCTGTCGGTGAAAAACGTTGGAACCGCAGCGGCGACAGTATCAGACGCTAACCTTGTAGTTAGCAGAATAGGTTAAGGAGGTAAGGCTATGAGTTATAAATTAATGCAAAAAATCCACGAAGAGCTGGACAATATTGCGGAGAAGGGCCTGAACACCAGCAACCTTGAAAACGCATACAAACTGATTGACATGTGGAAAGACATGGAGAACGTGGAGTACTGGAAGTGCAAAAAAGAGTACTACAATCAGGTAATGGACGAAATGGACGGTGGAGAATACAGCGAAGCGCGCCGCAAGCGCGACAGCATGGGACGTTATAGCCGTGCTGATGGAATGTCACAGGACTATGATAATGACAGCTCATATCGCGGCACACGCGGAAAACATTACGTCAGAGGACACTACAGCCGTGCGACCGGTCCGGCCTATGATGACTACATGAATCAGAAGCAGAGCTACAGAAGTGGTGGAAAAGATGAAGATTGCAAGCGCCGTATGCTTGCAGCCTTGGAAGAGCATATGGACGAACTGACTGAGGAATTAGGAGAAATGTCCAAAGATGCCGACTGCCGGGAAGAAAGAGAAACCATGAAAAGGTATATTGAAAAGCTTCGTAATATGATGTAATAAAAAGGCGGTGGGAATAATCCCGCCGCCTTTTATTTGTATTATAATCGAAATCACTTTTTGCTTTTTCGCTCATTGTACCATTTTAAAAAATCTCCAAATATCTGATTTTCGGCAGTTTCACGCGCTTTAATAGCCTCTTGTTTGTCTGCAAAGCTCCCAAGATAAAAGCGTTTTCCCTGAAAGTATATGTAAGCAATCCAAGTATCTGATTTACCTTTCTGGCAATGCAAAGATACTCCTCTATGCCCAGACGATGTATTTGACTGGGGCTTTTTAGAGGTAATGCGGGATATGTTTGTTCCTAAAACTTGACCGACCTTATCAGGCAATGGCCTGTTTTTAAGATTCCTGGCTTTATAGCAACCACATGAAATAATTTCACCACCAGTGACCAGACCAATACGCCTTATAATGTGATTCCCGCATAGGATGCATTCAAATTCCCACAAATAGCTCCCGTTCTTCTTATCTCCGGTACACCTAATTGCCTTAAGATATCCATATGCTTGTCCCGATATATCTTTTTTTGGTGCCATACTATCTCCTATATTAAATCACTCACCTCACAGCCAAGGGATTTTGCCAATGACAAGGCATTGCGCAGGGTCATGTTGCCAAGCTCCCTTTCTCCAGATTCAAATTTCTGTATCTGGCGGATATTCATTCCCGCGGCATCAGCTACTTGCTGCTGAGTCATGCCGGCCAGGGAACGTTGATACAACAGTTTGTTGATATTATTGTTGTGGCAATCCCTGCCATAGCTGGATGCGGAGCAGGCCCCGCATAGTCCATCTGTCCTAATACAATCTGGATATCTTCTCATACTTGCTCCTTGACATATAATTCTTATTTTGATAAAATATAGCCATCAACAGCACATGGAGCTGTTGTGTGTCATTCTCGTCCAATGTTGAGGATGTTGGATTGAAATAAGAAGGAGAGGAGCAGTTATAATAACTGCTTCTTTTTCTGATAACTTTTGTAAATCTGACTAGAAGCACCGCTTAAAACCTCTTCTTCTGATTCCTCGCGAACTTCTGAATTATCAAAATATGCTATTCGTCCGGTTTCCTTCTGTAAAACCTCACAAGCTGATAATACATAGAATGGACAGCTATGCTCTCTGTAGTCATCAGCTTTTTGCAAAATTTCGCAAAGTAACTGTAGTTGCCGTAACGAAAATTGTTTCAGAATATCATCCGATATCGTGCCTTTTGCATACCAAATTAGTTTTTTACTTAATATCCTTTTTTCTTGCAACAACTGTTCCTTTCTCATTTCTTTTTCCTCCTTATTTTATAATGTATAAAACTTCTGCATCTTTTAAAATAACTTCCCCCGCATCAAAACCGTACTCGTAACTATCGCTTGCAATCAAGGCAATGTAGGAACCAAAATATCCATTACCCTTAAGAGATTCGGCGGCTTCTGGAGCGTTTAAATCAATGGCGCATACACCGTTAAGCTCTTCATCGGTTTCCTCTCCATCAACCCATACCTTTGAGTTATGGTCCATAGCCCCAAGTTCAAAGGGCAGTTCCTGAATGCGGATTCCAAACTTCCCATATTCAATATCCCAATCGTTGCTATCTATCATTTCTTTTAACTCGGCTACTGTCATTGTTTTTATCCCATTTCTTTATCACTGATTATATTATACGCCCAAAAGGGCGTAAAGTCAATGGTATATTTAAAATGTGGGGACGATTATTTTCTGGGAATACGGTAAAATGGGAGTAGGAATAAGCAGAAAGGGTGAAAACATGGTAAAAGACAGTTGGGTGTACTGCCCTATATGTAACAATAAAACTCGGACTAAAATCCGGCCTGATACAGTAGCGAAAAACCTTCCAGTATTTTGCCCTGTATGTAAGAATACATCCGTAATGAATATTGCAAAAGGTAAAGCAAGTGATTTAGATAAAAGTGGTTTATCACCTGCAACATAACTTTAGAGCCAGACGCCAGACGCAGAGCCAAACAGATTGCAATAGTTAATGGTGCTTACCATTGCTATATAGCCTAATAATTTGTTTGGCTCTTTCTTTATATTGACCTCCCTCCTATAGCACATGTCCTTAAAAGAAACAGGTTCTAGCGCATAACGTGAACAGCCTGGAGGTTGAAAAGCGGATGCAATTTCCGGCATGTGCGTTTTAGGACACGCCAAGTCCTACAAAATGGCAACCGTTGGTGGACGGTTACACACCTACAAATAACCTAATAACGGAAAAGGAGAATCATCAATGAAAACCGAAGAATTAAAAGCGCAGGGATTAACAGAGGAACAGATATCTTTTGTCATGGCTGAAAATGGAAAAGACCTTAAAAAGTTGCAGAAAGAAAATGACAATCTGACATCCGAACGGGATACCTGGAAAGAAAAAGCAGAAGCAGCAGAAACAACGCTGAAAGGCTTTGAAGTGGTTGACCTGGAGACGATGCAGAAAGAGTTGTCTGACTGGAAACAGAAGGCTACAGAAGCCGAAAAAAAAGCCCAGGAACAGATTTATGAGCGTGATTTTGCGGACGCACTAAAAACAGAATTTGAAGGAATTAAATTTTCCAGTGAGGCAGCAAAACGGGCAATCATGGCAGAAGTGAAAGAGGCCGGATTGAAATTGAAAGATGGGAAAATATTGGGCTTAAATGACCTTATTTCTCAGATGAAAGAGAAAGATGCTTCGGCGTTTATTGATGAGGGACAACAAAAAGCACAGCAGAATGCAGCGCGGTTTACACAGCCTTTCCAGAGGCAGAATCAGAGCGGAGGAATAACGAAAGACCAGATTATGGGGATTAAGGATGCCTCCGAGCGGCAGTCCGCTATTGCTGCGAACATTCATTTATTTGGTAAAGGAGAGTAAAAATGTCAGCGAAAGATAACTTGATTACAACAGAAGATATTCATGTAACGGCTCGGGAATTGGATTTTGTTACCCGGTTTGAAAGAAACTGGCAGCACCTGCGGGATATTCTGGGCATTATGCGCCCGATTAAAAAGCAACCCGGCGCTACGTTGAAAAGCAAGTACGCCGAGGGAACGCTGGAAAACGGAAAAGTAGGAGAAGGAGAGGACATCCCTTACAGCAAATTCGTAGTTAAGGAAAAGGAATACGCAGAAATGACTATCGAAAAATATGCGAAAGCCGTTTCCATCGAGGCAATCAAAGACCACGGATATGAAAATGCTGTGCAAATGACAGACGATGAATTTTTGTTTCAGCTTCAGTCGAATGTAACAGGGCGATTCTATACATATCTGAACACAGGCACACTTACTGGAACGGAAACTACATTCCAGATGGCCCTTGCTATGGCAAAAGGAATGGTAGAAAACAAATTCAAACAGATGCACCGTAATGTTACGGGGGTGGTTGGATTTGTGAATATTCTGGATGTATATCAGTACCTGGGTGCCGCTGAAATCACTGTGCAGAATCAGTTTGGTTTCCAGTATCTTAAAGATTTCATGGGATTCAATACAATCTTTCTGCTATCTGATTCTGAAATAGAAAGTGGAAAAGTAATAGCTACACCAGTGGAAAACATTGTAATGTACTATGTAGACCCAAACGAAAGTGATTTTGCACGTGCCGGTCTGGTGTATACGACTGGTGACGGGGATACAAACCTTATCGGATTCCATACCCAGGGTAATTACAATACCGCTGTTTCCGAAGCATTTGCAATCATGGGACTTACCTTGTTTGCAGAATATATTGACGGAATCGCAGTTGTTGATATTACTGATAATCCCGTTCTTGGAACACTGACGGTAACTTCTTCGGCCGGAAGCACATCGGGAAACACAAAATTAACCGTTGAACCTCCCCTCGAAACAGGACACATGTACAAGTACAAAGTGGCAGCTGATTCCGCTACAGAAGTGAAATATGGTCAGAATGTAAAGACGTGGACAGCATGGGACGGTAAATCTGATATCAAGGCAACGACCGGGAATCATATCACAGTAGTTGAGTGTGACAATACCTATAAGGCGTTGAAATCTGGAAATGACGATGTAACGTCTCGCTCTTAAAGAAAGGAGAATCCGGCATGGCATATGCAGACTATGAGTTTTACATAACAAAATACTACGGCAGTGCCATACCGGATTCCCAATCATTTGATAAGCAGGCAGAACGGGCAAGCGACTTTCTTGACATGATGACATTTGAACGATTGGTTGACGGCCTCCCAGAAAATGAACGAGCGCAGACCAAAATCAAGAAAGCCGTATGTGCCTTAGCTGATAAACTGTATAGTTTGGAACTGGCAGAAAAACAGGCGCTATCTGCCGCCGCTGGAAGTTTGTTCGGCGGGACCGGCGGCGCAACCACAGGCGTTATCACGTCAAAGTCATCCGGTTCCGAATCAATCAGCTATGCATCCCTGTCAGAAATAGCTAACGGAGCTAAAGCCTGGAGTGATATATATTCTGCGGCGGGGAATGAACAGGAAACAAATAAGCTCCTGTATGATACCGCAAAGGTGTATCTGATGGGAGTAAAAGATAACGAAGGGACTCCACTTTTATATGCAGGATTGTAAAGTAAACATTCTGGGAACGGAATGGGAAGTTGTCCAGCGTGATGAAAAATCGGATGAAAACCTGGATGGGAAATTTAGGGATGGATATACCGATTTTTCTACACATATGATTGTGATTTGCAATAAAAAGGACGATTGCGAATTAAAGGACTATGAAGGATATAAAAATGCCATATTACGACATGAACTCATCCATGCGTTTTTGTATGAAAGCGGTCTGGATTCTTCAAGTTCAAATACATGCGGAGCGTGGGCAACTAATGAAGAAATGATTGACTGGTTCGCTATTCAGTCTCCGAAGATTTTCAAAGTATTCATGGAATTGGGTTTGCTCTGATTCCAGAAAGGAAAAGATATGGACATTACAACATTTGGAACATGTGTGGCTATTGTGGCTTTAAGCTATGTGGTTGGTCTTGGATGCAAAGCGGCAAAGAAGATACCGGACGAATGGATTCCGGTCATTATGGCTGTAGTGGGTGGCGCTTTGGGCGCGCTTGGAATGGGAACCATACCAGACTTCCCGGCAACTGACTATATCACGGCTGTGGCGGTCGGTGCTGTGTCTGGTCTGGCAGCTACAGGCGTTAACCAGATGTATAAGCAGATGAATAAATAACGGAGGGGATACCTTATGTACAATGCCACGGTGACAGTTTTTAATTACTACGAATCATCCACAACTGGCGTTGGTATTTGGTATCCCCATGTATTATCAGGCGTTGACCTTAATACCGACAAAGGCGCAATACTAAAAAAGTATGGGGTAGACAGCACGGATAATGCCGAATTACACATAGCTTATGAATTACAGGATGGTAAACAAATAATCCGTGATGCTGACGGTAAAGAATTGCCGTGGCTTCCTCCAAAGGAGTGGAGGAGACAGGTAAATGACTTGTTGGACGATACCATTACTTTTGAAGCATCGGATGATTGTTTTTTCTGGGAAGGGGGATGGAATAGCGGCCCGGTCAATGATGAAGATTATCGTGGTGGGTTTTATGCTTATATGAACAACCGGTACGACTTCGTATATTTGGTATCTTCTGTTGGGGGTCCATACTCTGTGATTCCTCACTTTGAAATATTGGGGAAATAATATGGCAAGTAAAATAACACATTTTAAAGGATTCTCTATTGTTGATGGTGATATCAAAATCAAGCTTAATTTAACCCGGTTTGATAAGCAATTCCAGCGCGCGCAGTATCAACTTGATGGAAATGTGATGAATAGTATGGTCCCTTTTATGCCGATGGTCACAGGCGATTTTGTGGATGTTACCAGAGCAGCGAGCGCCGCAGTACAAGGGAGCGGAAAAGTATATGCCGCATATGGCCCTGCTGGTCTTTTTTTATACCGGGGTAAAACTATGGTTAGCGCTGTTACTGGTAGTACCTGGGCTACAAAGGGTACTAAAAAGGTATTGGTAAGCCAATATGGAGGAAAAACCAAAGCAAAAGAGGATTTACAGTATACCAAAACAGCGCATCCTAAGGCACAGGCTAAATGGTTTGATGCAGCCAAACAAGCAGACGGTAAATCATGGATAAAGCAAGCCAAGAAAACGGCTGGAGGTGGAAAACGTGGGTGATGAACGAAAACCAATCGGGAAAGATGCAAGCGGTCATGATGTATTAACGACCGCGGTAAAGGCGTTGCTTAATCAATTCCCAGGTTTATATGAATATGAAGCTGTTAAATTTGAAGAACTAGAAAAAGATTACGGAATTGCATTTTCGGCAGATAACGGAGCTTTAATCTTTTCTGAAACAGAGGACGTGATTGGAGGAGTTCACCAGACCTGCCAGTATCCTTTCTATATTATATACCGTACATCATCCACAAAAGAGCGCCAGAAAATGAGCATACAGGAATTTCTTGATACATTTGGAAAGTGGTTATGCCGGGAGCCGGTTGTGATTGATGGGAGTGAGCAACGATTATCAAATTATCCCACATTATCCCAGGGAAGGAAGATAACCAAAGTTACCCGTGATAACTCTTATGGCCTGGAACCTCAGGAAAGTGGTGTGCAGGATTGGATACTTCCGGTATCGATAGAATATAAATATGATTTTGAAAGATGGTAGAGCCAGACGCTAAGACGCAGAGCCTTGTGTGATGGCTCTATTTTTATTTGAAAGGAGAAAGACAGTGGCAACATGGACTTATGCCGATGGAGAGGCAAAAAGAAAAGACTTTATGGTCTTTTGGATAACTGATGGAAGCACCACAAATATCACAAAAGATAAACTTGAAATTATTGGAAAAGGCGTTGAAGATATGCCGATTTCGATGAATCCAGAGACGGAAGAAAGCCAGGATGTGCTTGGAAATAATAACTATGACATCACCGGCTATGCAGAAAGCATGACAGTGGACCCAACCAATGTATCTGGAGAAAGTAAATACGCTCAGAAGATAGATACGCTCATGGAAGAAAGGGCAACTCTGTCAGATTTGAGATTGAAATATCTCTGTGTAAAGCGATACAAAACCGATAGTACCGGAAATATGCGTGCATGGGTGCAGGAGGGTGTTGTTGAGTTGGGAGACTTTGCAGGAGGCCTGAAAGGTGTTTCTGCAACGCATACGGTGCACTATGTAGGTGATAGGACTCTTGGCGCTGTAAACCCTACAACGATGACTTTTACGGCTGATGGAGCTTCTTTGTCAGAGTAAAGGAGGATAAATTATGCCTAATATTCCAATAAATATTGAAAGCCCAGTTAAATACTACGATTTTACGGACCAGCATGGAGATGTGCTGGCAACTTTCAAATTTGTTCCAACCGACCTTGACATATTCGAGCGGCAGCAGAATGTGTATAAAGCATTCGAGGATATGTGGATGGAATTAAAAACAACTCTTGATAACAAGAAGAAGGAAGAAATGTCGTTAGAGATAATTAATAAATATGCAAAGTCGCTTCAGGAAAAATTTGATTATCTATTTAACGCAGATACTTCTGGCTTCTTCAAAATCGCCAGTCCATTTACCCCTATGGAAAATGGCGACCCTTGGGCGCTGGTGATACTTGAGAGCGTTAAAAAAATTATAGAGCAGGAAACGGGTAAAAATTTCACGGAAATGGAAAGTAAAGCCGGGAAATATACACAACAGTATAATGCTGGTCCTGGAAAATATCCATTTCCTGTTAAATGAGTGCAGCGTGGTCCCTCCCATATTCTCTCTCTGTTAATGGGGTAAATTATGAAATTCGTGAGGACTTCCGGGCAATATTAGATATTTTATCAGCCTTTGCGGATGAAGAATTGTCTGACCCAGAGAAAACACAAGCAATGCTTGAAATTCTTTACTGGCCCGTTATCCCGCCTCCGCAGGATTTAACAGAAGCGGCAGAAAAAGCATTATGGTTTATCGACTGTGGTGTGGTGCATGAAGATACTCCATCACCGCGTGTAATTGACTGGGAACAGGACGCAGGAATTATCTTTCCGGCAGTAAATCGTATTGCAGGATTTGAGACGCGCGGATGTCAAACCATCCATTGGTGGACCTTTTATGGATGGTTTATGGAAATCGCAGACGGATTGTTTTCACAGGTTCTTTCAATCCGACAGAAGCTATCTAAAGGAAAACGTCTGGAGAAGTGGGAGCAGGAGTTTTTACAGAACAATAAAAAGCTATGTGAACTTGAAAAATCCACTGACAAATCTAAAGAAGAATTTGATTATTTTGCAGAGTTGCTAAAGTGAGGTGATATCTTTGCAACCTGATGGAACTGTATTAATAGATACTAAAATCAATACGGATGGTGCAAAAACAGGAAGCGAAGATATCAGAAGAACGCTATCCGGCACAATGGATTATATAAAATTGCTACCTCAGGCTTTTAAGGATATTCCAGGCATTATGAAACATACATTTTCATCTGCTTCTAAATCCATACAAAGTCTTGCTCCAAGTGTACGCAATTTGCAAGATGAGGTGGACCGGTATAAAGATGCGTTGTATTACGCTGAAAAAGCTGGTTATGGACTTGGAGATGCACCATATGATAAAGCATTTGCGGGATTGCAGCGGGCCCAAAAAGCCATGCAGGATTACAAGAAAAATTTGCTTGGTGTTGATAATGAGCAAAAGAAAGCAAGTAAAAGTGGAAGCAAGCTCAATAAATCATTAAAAGGTACTGAGAAAGCATCCCGTGGCGCACGAATTGGATTGGGCCGAATGCTTGCAACATCTATCTTATTTAGCACTGTATTCCGTGCCATTTCCGCAGTAACGGGCGGACTTAAAGAGGGAATGGATAATCTGGCCCAGTATTCGGATGATACCAATAAAGCGTTATCCATATTGATGTCCAGTATGACTCAGCTTAAAAATTCTTTTGCTACAGCCTTTTCCCCATTGGTTGAGTACGCGGCCCCGGCCCTGGCACAGTTCATCAATTTGCTATCCCAGGCAGTCACCTGGACGGCGCAGTTGCTGGCAGCATTAACCGGGAAGGATACATTTGTCAAAGCGATTAAAGTACAGCAGGATTATGCGGACAGTCTTGACAAAACCAAAGACGAAACCAAAGATGCAGCCAAAGAAACAGAAAAAGCATTAGCGCCATTTGATAAACTGATACAGATTACAACGGGAAAGAAAAAAAGCGAAGATAAGAACGAGCTTAAACCTGAGGATATGTTTACCACCGAGGAAGTATCCAACGATATTAAGTTGCAGGCCGAAGCGATAAAGAATACGCTTGGGAAACTGTTCGACCCGCTTAAGGAGTCATGGCTTGAAAATGGTCCACAGGTAATGAGTTCGTTGCAAAATACATTCTCTGCTATTAAACAGCTTGCAAGTGATGTAGGTGCATCATTCATGCAGGTGTGGAACGCAGAGGGATATGGGAAAGCAATTACAGATAATTTACTTATAAGTTTTTCTAACTTGTCTGATACAGTTGGTATACTTGCAACTAAATTTGATGAAGCATGGACACAGGGAGACAGGGGAACCAGTATTATGCGGCATCTTGGAGATATTGCATTAACTGTTTCTGATTTTATACGAAAAGCAACAGAAAGTATTAAAGAGTGGTCTAAAACTATTGATTTTTCTCCTCTTTTGGAAAGTTTTGACCGTGTACTGGTTGCTCTTAACCCAATTGTGAATACTGTTGGCAATTTATTGCTTTGGTTATTAGAAAATGTACTTGAACCTATTGCTAAATGGGCGATAGAACAAGCGATTCCAGCAGTATTTAATTTAATTGCAGCCGCCTTAAAAGCTTTAAATAGTGTTATTATTGCGCTTAAGCCAATGGGAATATGGTTGTGGGAAAATTTTTTAAAGCCACTTGGAGAATGGACAGGAGACATTATTATAACCGCATTGGAAAAAATTTCAGAGTGGCTTGAAAAGTTTTCAGAGTGGGTTAATAAGAATCAATCATTGGTTGAAAATATTACATTAGCTATAGTAACCTTTTTTGCAGCTTGGAAATTTGAAGAATTTGTTTCTGGAGTAAAATCTATGATAAATACGTTGGGAGGGGCAAAAGGTCTTATACAAACACTTTCAACATTGGCATCAAAACTTGATTTTACTAGGCTCAAATTTGCAGGAATGGCTACGGCTATAACTGTTTTAGTAAAAGCAATATATGATATATATAAAAATTGGGATAAGATGTCTCCATCTGAGAAGGTTATATCTAGTATTTTAGCTGCGGCATCAGCAATAGCAATTTTGGCTGTTGCTGTAGGTTCCCTTTCTGGTCCGGCAATGGCTGTTGCTATTGGATTTGCAATTGCAGCAGGAATTGCTGCATCCACTATAGCATCTAATGCTGGTAAGCGTGCTGCATCTGCCGGATATTCTGGTGGGTATGGAGGAAGAAGTGCCTACCCCATGTCTGCCTATGCAGCAGTCCCATATAAAATGCCAATGCTTGCAACTGGTACAGTAGTGCCACCACGGGCCGGAATGTTTGCTGCTATCCTGGGAGATAACAACCGTGAAACGGAAGTAGTGTCTCCGCTATCAACTATGAAGCAAGCTCTTAAGGAAGCACTGGCAGAAAGCAATATATCAAGCGGAAACCAGATTGCTAAAGCAGAGCTAATACTTGATGGTACAAGATTTGGTCAGCTTGTAGTCAAATTCGGAAACAACGAAAAGAATCGTGTAGGTGTAAGAATGGTGACGGAGGGCAGCGTATAATGGCACGGAATGGAAACGGAGTATTTACCATAGACGGAGTTAATCTCCGCCTATGGGTAAAATCCTTAAAGCGAAATTTTTCAGTCGCAGATAGTGAAAATTCTGGACGTTTGCAGTCTTACCGGATGCACCGTGATATCATTGGTACATTTTATAATTACACCCTCGATATTGATGCAGAAAGAAGTAACCCAGCTGACTATGATACATTTTATGAAATTATCTCCGCTCCGGTCGAGTCTCATAATATGGTATTCCCATACGGTCAAGTTACCAAAGAGTTTGAAGCATACATAACAAGCGGGGATGATGATTTAAAAATCAACAAGAACGGAAAAGAAGGTGAGCGTAACCATTGGACTGGGTTATCCATTACCTTTACCGCTATGGAGCCGCAGAGGAGGCCGTGATGTGTTTTTAAAGCAATCCATATTATCTGACGCAGAACAAAATACTGAGGGATTAAAGATTGTTTATGACGACTTGGCCCCTTATGCCAAAGAAAATAGTACAGCATCCATTACAAGGCCTGGATTAAGACCGAGAATAGGGCTTCATCCAGGCCCTGGTTTACATCCGCATGGGACAATAATAGAGCAGGAATTTCCAGAATTAAAGCGAGATGATATTTCTTATCCCGGATATGCTCTATGCTTTCCACGGTTTTCTCTGCTTAATGGAAAGTATATCAATTTTCCAGATAATCCACTTCCGTATGGATATATAAGTCCAGAAGTATCAAATGAACAAGGATTGTTCGGATATGTTAAGCAAAGCCAAGGACTTAAGCCCCAAATAGGTTTGCATCCAGGAATGTTTTTATATCCTAAATCAACAACTGAAAAGATAATTGAATCCCCCATGCTTACAGTAACCTTTAATCAAAAATTCACCAGTGTAGGATTGCTCTTTACTTTTAATATGATGTCTGGAGATTATTGTACACGAATGAGAGTAAAGTGGTACTCGGATAATAACCTCTTGTCAGATATGGAGTTTTCTCCGGATTCAGTCAGATATTTTTGTAATAATTATGTGAGAGGATATAACAAACTGGAAATAACGTTTTTGCAGACATCAAACCCCATAAGGCCAGTATTTGTTACCAGAATAGATTATGGTATATACCGTGATTTTCTAGATAACGAATTATTGGAAAAAAACTGTTTGCAAGAAATCAATGCAATATCAGAAAGCATAAGTATTAACACATTGAATTTCACGGTAAGGACAACATCCAATATACCGTTTGATTTACAGAAAAAGCAGAAACTTACTTTATATTTCAACGGTGAGCTCATAGGAAATTTTTATCTTAAAAACGGTGCCAGGAAAAACAAAACGGATTACCATATGGACGCGCATGATGCAGTGGGCGTATTGGATGGCAATGAATTCGCTGGAGGAATATATACAGGCCAGCCGGTTTCTGAAGTATTAGAGAAAATATTTGAGAATGAAGATTTTAATTATTTGTTGGATGAATCATTTTCAGATATTCCTCTTTATGGATACATACCATATACCACAAAGAGAAACGCATTAGTATACATATGCTTTGCTATTGGAGCTATTGCAGATACAAGCAATTACGATGGAATTGTTATCTATCCGCAAGAAAATGCTTTGAGTGGTGAATTTTTGAATGATGAAGTATTTTCTGGGGTTACATTGGAGCATTCTGATATTGTCACTGGAATCCGGCTAACAGTTCATACATATCAAAAATCGGATGAGGCACAAGAACTATATAATGATACTTTGAATGGAACAGCAGAGGTTATTTTTAGTGAGCCTTATCATAGTCTTGAGATAACTGGCGGAACCATTGGTCAGTTTGGTGATAACTATGCTTACATAACCGGAACCGGTGTAAATGTAATACTAACCGGAAAGAAATACAACCATCTTACCACATCAATACTTAAAGAGAATCCCGATATTGTGTTTAACAAAAATATTCGCGAAGTAACAGATGCAACGTTGGTGAACAATGGTAATGCTCAGCAAGTACTTGAACGTGTATATGCATATTATCAGCGAGCAGAAAATGTTGTGGGAGATGTACTTATTGGAAACAAAAAATTGGGACAGAAAGTTAAGATTGATACAGATTACGATGGATACCGCACCGGTATCATTGAGAGCTACAATTATAGCTTTTCTCCAAACGAAATTAAAGCAGAGGTAAAAATACATGAGTAAGTATTTAGAATCCCTTATTTTTGACCGTACACAGACAGACATAATAGAATTGACCGACAAAGCCTACATTGATTATAAAGACCTCAACCGAATCGAACAGGCGATTAAATGGGTATCTTATGTTCTCAACCAGTATGGATATAGAAATATAACAAACAACAAGCTAAATTGGAAACCTGAGGACCATAGGACAGATAAAGAAATGGAACGTCTAAGAAAAAATATAGTTGCAATAAGAAATGCGTACTATACAGGCGATAGCACCCCTCTTACCCCGGAGAAAATAACATACACATCAATTTATCAGGCCAATGCAATAGAAAAAATCATTTATGATTTAGGTAATTTGATTGAAAAGTCATATCCGGGTCCACAATATTTGTCGTTTAAATTGGGAACCAAGGTTATAGGAAATAGAGGTATTAAGCTATGAATTTAAAAACAAATTTTAAAAATGACAAATTTTCTGGATTACGAAAATATAAGATGACCACAGATGCGTTAACCGGCCTAACAACGCTTGAAGATAAAACAGAGTATCAGGAAATAGGAGACATTTTTTCGGCTGCTGATATTAACGAAACCAATAAGGCTGTGTTACAAAACAACTCAGAAATCGAAGATATCAAAGGTATAAAAAGAATTATGGTCCCCTATGCAAATTGGAGTACATCTGTCCCGTATTCGCAAACGATTGGGGTACCAGGAGCAAAGAAGGACACGGGGCTTATTATTGGTGGTCCATATTTGGGCGACAACCCAACTGCCAGTGTAGCCAGAGAGAGAAAAAAGGCTTTTGGATATGTTGATAGAGCCGAAAGTGGGAATGGAGTTGTTACATTATATTGTTATGGTTCCAAACCATCATCCGATTTCCAGATTCTTGTGAAAGGAGCAGGTAATTAATGGCAGGCTGTATACTCTATAATGGTGGTATGTTTAATAATGATTATCTCACTGCAAAACCAGAAGATGTCAAATATGGACAGACTTTTATTGGCGCTGAAACCGAAAATACACAAGAAGGAACTATGCCTACTTATTACAATGTAGAACATGATTTCCCCATTAACGGGAAGTTTTCTATTCCAGAAGGGTATTTTGTTTCAATAACATTAAAACAGGATATTCCAACATTGGGAGCACAATACGTTGACCCTGCCATCAATGGAATAACAGCTGGAGTCAAAGGAACATATATGACCGGAAATGTTTTTATTGGTGGTATTGTAGGTATTTCAAATAATGTAATAAAAAAGGGAGTAAAAATAGGTCCGTATACCGGGACGTTTGAGGGATGGGTTGATTAAAATGGCTGATTGTATAATTAAAAAAAATGGGGCTAATGCAGATACAAGTGATTTAACTGCCCTTCCATCGAGCGTAAAAGAAGGAAAAATATTTTTAGGTCGTGGAAGTGATGATGAACAAATTGGAACAATTCCGATTATACCACCTGAAAAGCATGAACTACAATTAAATCAAACTTTATCTTTAGGAGAAGGGTTTTATAAATCGGGTAGTACAGTAACACAAAACATACCTACATTAGGTAATCAGTACGTTGTTCCGAGCGCAGATTTACAAACAGTAGATACAACTGGTAAATATATGTCAGGCGATGTTTTTGTCGAAAGCTTACCTAATCTTATTGCATCAAATATAAAAAAGAATGTAGTCATTAGGGTAGGAGACACAACTATCGTAGGAACTTACGAAGGATATGAAAATGACGACCCATATACGCCATATTACAATGGTGTGTTTGCTCCTGGACAATCAATAAGCTCTTTTCCTTCCTTTGGGCGCAAAGGAGGACCGTACTATAAAGGGGACGTAACCTTTGGACGGGATAACATCCATATCGAAAACCCTCTTAGCACAGATTATGTAACAACGGCAATTGTATTTAATGTTCCTCTTAACTTTGATAATATCAACCGAATAACATTGAAATATTCCCTCGCCAACGCATCTGGTGGGTGTGAAATGATTCTGGCTACTGGATATGTTAGTGATTACATATATATGCGAGCTTCCAGCGGTTCTGGAAAAGATTATAATACTGGACTGGGAGATTATTGGAGAAGAGAGATACCAAATACATCGGGCAATTTAAAAACGAATAGTTTTGATGTATCCAATATTACCGGAACACGATTTATATATATATCGCTATTTATGCGGACCACAGCAAGTACATCAGTTGTCAATATGACATTAAGGGAATTAAAATGCAGCATATAGGAGGAGAGCATGGCAATAAATGATTTAGAAAAAATGGACAACTATAATCCAACTAATTATGTAAATAATTCAGAACCGGATATTGATGCTGACAATCTTAATAAAACAGAAAATAAACTGGCTGAAACAGTCGAAAAAGCTAATCAGATAATTGATGCACTGAAAACATTGATTTCAACTGTTCAAACAAATTCGGAAACCACAGTTCCATCATCCTCTCTGGCCTATTCGATGCAGCAAGCAATCACAAATAATACGGAGAATATTGCTACTATAAATAGCAATTTAGCGAACAAAAATATTATCGGGACCTATAATATTCCCAATATTACAGGTGTTTCAACGGAACCGGAAA